ATACTACCAGATAGATACCAAGGATCAGCTCTATTTCAGGTGTCGAAAGTTAATCATAAAATTGGCAGAGAATCTTGGAAGACATCTATTACAAACATGATGAGAATGACAAATGCTCAAGTACCAATAAGGTCAGGTGCACTAATTAAGACTAATGTAAAAGCTGCTAAAAAAGCAACAAAGACCCCCGTTGGTGACTATAACCCACCAGCAACTACAGGTAAGGCTGAAGAGTACTTAAACTATGATGCATTTGAGGCAACATATAAAAAGAAAGGCTACGCATTTAAGACTAATGGAGAGGTAAATTCAGGGGCTATTAGAGTTAATAACTTTAATAGACATGGAACAACTGGTAGCAGAAAGGATGGTATGGGCTTTATAGATTGGTTCTGCCATGCATATATTGAAGATGGAAAGAAAGTATTTGAGGCTCATACATGCACAACATTGCCAGGATCAAGTGTATTAACAAGGGTTAATAAAGGACATTCATCTGGTGGTTGGGCAATATTAAAGCCAGGAATGTATCATTCACATATATATGATTGGCACTCTAGAGATATGAAAAAAAATCCCCCTAAGCCAGGCCATTTGGCTGGTTCACAAAGAGCTGGTAGCGTAACTGTATATAGAGATGCAACTAAAGATAATAAGCATGATCTTAATTCAACAACATTAGTAACTGGATATTTTGGAATAAATTTACATAGATCTGCAGCATCTGGCAAAGCTTCTAGGGTTGGAAACTACTCACATGGTTGCCAAGTATTCTTAAATAACTCAGACTTCTTAAGATGGACTGCAGCAGTGTCAAGCAAAAATCCAAAACATGCTAAAAAGAAAAAGGCTTCAATACCATTTGCACTATTTGATGAAGGTGATATGGAACTTAAAAAATAGGAGACAACTATGACATTTACTAATAGACTAATAAGACCCCTACCAAATGTAGGAGACAGAGGTACACAAGAGGTTGAGCAAAGTGTTGAAGCTGGAGTCAATCTAGATGCAGATGTTGAAAAGCAGGAAGGATCTCCAGGATACGCAATAACATCTGATACATTTGATTATTATAAGCTTAATAGCCGAATTCCAATTTCAGCTAATACTAGAATAGAAAAGAAGAGGCCTGAACCTACTCAGTCAGATTATGACAAGGGTTGGTTTATGAGATACTTTGTAAAAAGGTATGACAAGCTCCCCGTAGAAGTGGACAAACCAACATTAGGCATATTTAAGGAGAAGTCTGCCGACTCACCTGGGTTATATAGTACTGGAGCAATTAAGTGGCATCTAAATGTAAAGAAGCTTGACCTACTACTAGACTTAACTAATGATAGCATACTTATGAAATTAAAGTCAATAGAGGTAGGTGCAATTAGTGGGGACATTTCAAAGATTAACGAAAGATACACAATGATATCAGATAAGGCATGCCCTGGAATACTAAAGGTGATAGATGGAATGTATACAGAATATACAGTGTCTAAGCCTGGTGATACTGTTAAGAATAATCTGTATACTGCTGGTAAGGAATACAAAAAGCCAAACGGCCAAAATTATATAGGATACTATCACATACACAACAGACTTGGACCTATGGTAGGAAAGACTCATATACCAGAGAAGCATGACAAGCTTCTACCAACACAGTCTAGAAAGACATCAAATTCTAAGGCTACAAATTCAACACCAAGTATCCAAGGCAATACATCAAGCAATACTTCCTCGTATTAATTTTTTTTATTAAGCTATTTTTATTATATTAAGAGTATATGAAAGTAAAAGACGTAATAGAAGAATGTAATGTATTAAAGGATGAGATATCTTTATTATATTATCTTAAAAATAACAGTAGTTTTGATATAGATTCAATAACAACATCTGCTCACAGATTCTATGAGAGGTTGTATCCAAATAGAAATGACATAGACAACATAATTCCACGTGGAAAGCATATGGAGAGACTATCGCTGTTGAATGAAAAGTATAACGAGTTATATAATACCGATGTCCCCACTACCGATATCTTTAACTTTTACAAGGACAAAATAATACCAACGTTTAGAGGTATAGAGACAAATAAACTATATACTATTGCAGGTGAATATGAAAAGTCAAGGTTTAATCTATTTACTACAACAGGTCGCCCTTCAAATAGTAATAACGGAGTAAACTATGCAGCTCTAAATAAGGAAGATGGAACTAGAGATAAATACATTTCAAGATTTGATGGTGGAAAGATAGTAGAGATGGACTATGATGCATTCCACTTAAGACTTATTGCAAAAATCATAAATTATAAAACACCATCAGAAAGCTTCCACAAATATCTAGGTAAGCAATACTTTAAGTCTAATAAGCTAACCTCCGAGCAATACTCTGAGTCAAAAAAGATAACATTTAGAATACTGTATGGTGGCTTACCAGATGAATACCGTCACATAGAATTCTTTTCCAAGACAGACGAATATATTTCTAAACTATGGGATATTTATATTAACAAAGGTTATATTAAGACACCAAAAGGTAAGAGGTTTTACAAGGCAAATCTTGGAAAGACAACACCACAAAAGCTTTTTAACTATGTAATTCAATCATATGAAACTGAGTTTAACACGTCAATAATAAATGATGTTTCAGAAATACTTGATAAGTCTAAGATAATTCTTTACATTTATGATGCACTAGTATTTGATATGCATCCAGATGAAATGTGTAAGTTAAAAGAAATAGAGAAGGCAATGCAGTTACCAGTAAAAACACTAGTAGGTAGTAATTATGGAAACTTAACTGATATTTATATTTAATGGAAAAGTTATTTAATATATTAAAGAGAAATCTCTGGATAGAGGTTTCACCATCAATGGACACAAAAAGCAATGAATGGATTGCAGCTGTGTACAAGTATAAGGAAGGCGAGTGGATGCCGGAGCTAACTGAAGGTAATTTTAGAACAGCTCAAGATGCATATCTCTGGGCCTTTGGACAATTAGACAATTATGAAGCTTAGTATTGATAAAATAATAAATGAGTGGGCATATAGAGTGAAAGACGGATGTCCTGACTCTACTAATGAAGTTCATCTAAAGGTATTGTCTAGGATATTACCTGAGCTTGGATGCTCAACAAGTGAAGCACATATTATAATTTCTAACATGCGTGATCCTAATAGTGGAGCAGAGGACTTTCAAAGATTTTGTGTAGAACTAGGAAAGTCTTTAAGTGAGGACGAGCTAATAACTGAGGCTTCAATATTCAAAAGTAGCTATCCAGTAGGACATCAGATAATACTTAAAGATAAAGATATTGGGTGGTGGACAAAGAGATTTGGAAAGATACCTAAGATAATAAAGAAGGCAAAGCCACAGGATGTGCCTGAGGAAAATATAGGTACTGCAGGATCTGGTACTACAGAAGTATATCTAACTGATGGCTCTACTGTGTGGAAGATAATAGGAAAAGCTGACACAATAGGTAATAAGTTTAGCCACTATGGTGACACCTCTGCAGGCATAAAGTGGAAAGATACAACACTAGAATCTGCAGCATTAGCTGGTCTGTCTTTTAACCCACAGCCATATATTAATGCAATGCTAAGTGGTAATGAAAAGGTTGCTGCTAAGGCTCAGAAAGATGCAATAAAAGATATGAAGTCTGCACTGTCAAGTGGTGAGATGAGGGCAGGAAGCTTAGTAGCTTCTGGAATTGAAGGCAGTATTCCAGATTTAATTCTGGCACTTGAACTAGCAAATGGAACTCATAAGTTTGCATCCGATAAAAATTGTTTAGGTTGGAACTTTATTCATAAAAAAATAGATGCATATTATACAGCTCACAATTCAAATCCAAAATTAGCTGATACAAAAGCTGGAGGAAAAGTACCTACACCTGACAGCATAATTGTTAAAGGTAGCCCTGAATCACTTATAAAAAATATAGCCAAGGACTCAGTAACATATACAAGTGATGGGAAATGTACAACATCCTCTGGAGATGTATTCTGGCAAGTAAGTAATAAGAAATCAGCTACTGGTGCACAACTAGGTAGAGTCACTGGATTGGTTAAGGCAAGATACGGACTACCATCATGGAGTGATGCTGTTAGATTTATGTTTGAAGACATTGGTAGGTATGAAAGCAGTGAATTCTTATTAAATGAAGGCCTAAAGGACTATTTTAAGGCAGGCCTTGAGTTTCTAAAAGACAAATATCAATCTACTATCTCAGCTGTTAGAGGGAAGCTAAAAGGCTTCAGCTCATCAGTAGTCTCTGCACTTTCTAAGACTAGTACTAAGCCTGCTGATGATTTAATAAAAAAGTTAGGCAAAGGCTTAAAATTAGATGAGGCAAAAAGTAAAGGACTAGACCCATGGTCATTCTCTCAGGCTGTAACAAATGAATACCATAAGAATAGTAAAAAGAAATATAATGATGTTGTAGGTCATGCAATTAAAGCTTATAAAGATGTAACTGGAAAGGTTGGTTCAGGTAATGGAATAACAAAGACACCAGCATCTAAACCACCTATGACATCTTCACTACCTAAAGGTAATCCTGGAGCAAATACTGTAATAAAGTTTATGGTTAACTTTTTAGCTTATGATACTATGAAAAAGATGATGTCTAACCAGTCTGGAAATATAAAGTCTGCATCTAAGATTCTAGAAGACTTTGTAGAACTTGAAAAAGAAATGCACTTTGGCTCAACTAACCTTCCAATATATAAGGTATACATGAGTAATGATGGTAGTGGTGCATATAGCTACTTATTTTCAGGGGCAGAATTTAGAGAGAAAAAGGCAAGTATACTTGATGAGTTTAAGACTAAGACTGTACCAGGCCTAGTAATTGAATCAAATGTACAGACTGCAGGATATACAAATAATGGTGTATATGTACTAAATGACTTTTTACAAGATGGACCTACATATACACAAGTTGCATATAGATCAAGTGGAGATAACAAGCTAACCTTTAGTGTTCAAGGTACAACAACTAGGTCGTGGGCTTGGATGCTAAAGAATAAAAAGGTAATAATGTAATGAGAACTCAACTACTATGTACATTTTCAAACACTAGGGCTTTAACAAAGACTGTTGACTTAGTTGTTGAGACGTATGATGTTCTATATAATAAAGTTTTTGTGCTAAAAAATGTTAATGACACTAGAGAGTTAATGTGTACTTATAATGTTGAGGCAAGCAGTGACATTACAATACTAGAGAATACTATATCACTACATAGAAAGAAGAATACTAATACACTTTACACAATTAATGCATTAAATAGATTAATTGAGTCTGTAAATAACGGAGTATTAGATACAACATTCCAAGTAGATTGGGAAAATTATAGAAACTGTATGCTATTAACCAATGATGCTGGGTTAAAAAGAGTAGATACAGAAGTACATGAAATTATCTACATCAAAGTAAAAAGATAGATTGTTAATAACTTTCTAAAATAATACGTCAGAAATTTTTTATCTTGCGTATTTTTGATTATATTTAACTATATTAATAAATAACAAATAATAACTGACATATGAGCAAACTCGCAATTACGATTCTTTTCTTCCTAACGGGACAAACAATGATTTGGTTTCAAACCAACGGACAATTTTTATGGAAATGGTTCGCAAACAACACCTTCTTACTTTCCCTAGTAGGTGGTACAACAATTTCATACACATTTATAATGGGCACAAGATATGCCTTTGAATACTTTGATGGTGAATTATGGCCTGGTAGATTCTTAGGTTTCGCATTAGGTATATCATCATATGCTATATTAACATGGTATTTTATGGGTGAAGGTATCACAATTAAAACTGCAACTTCTTTAATTCTATCTGCTGGCATAATAAGTGTTCAGTTGTTTTGGAAATAAGGATAAATTTATTATATTATAACTATGGCAAAGCAATTAGGATATGCATGTATAAATATGCAATTACGTAAGGACGGCATTCACGCAAAACGTGGCTTAATAAAACGCACATTTGATGCAAAAGGCTTACCCTATGTATCAGAACTATGTGTGGAAAATGTACGTGGACTTATAGAAATTATAAAATGGAATCACAACAATGGTATTAAGGTATACAGAATGCCTTCAGATATATTCCCATGGATGTCTCACTATAACTTCTCAGACCTACCAGATTATAAAAAGATCTGCACATTACTCAGTGGTGCTGGTAGCCTGGCTAAGAAATATGGTCAACGACTATCATTTCACCCTGGTCAGTTCTGTGTGTTGGCATCCCCTACCCCAGATGTTGTAACTGCAGCTATTGGTGAATTGGATAAAAATGCAGAAATTATGGACCTTATGGGACTACCTAAGTCTCGCATGTCAAAGATAAATATACATATTGGAGGTGCATACGGTGATAAAAAGTCTGCACTAGACAGATTCTGTAAAAATTATCTAAGGACATCACCATCTGTTCAGGCAAGGCTTACTGTGGAAAATGATGACAAAGCATCTATGTATTCAGTTCGTGATCTATATTACAGTGTATATGAACGTGTTGGTATTCCAATTGTATTCGACTACCACCACCATAAATTCTGTCCAGGTGAATTATCAGAAGAAGAGGCTCTAAGATTGGCTGCATCTACTTGGCCACCTGGAGTAAAGCAATGCACTCACTACTCAGAATCACGTAGGCGTGAACAGACACTTATTGTGGAAGAGTTCTTAAATAAAAGTAATATCACATTAAATAATATAGGCGACTTCCCAACTATGGAAACTCTATACAAGGATGCCAGCAAAATAAAGGTGCAGGCTCACTCAGATCTTATCGTAGATGAAATACTAGACTATGGCTTAGATATAGATGTTGTTGTAGAAGCAAAACATAAGGAAGTAGCAGTATTAGGATACTTAAATAAATACAAAAAAGGATTGGTAAAAGTTTCAAGTTAAGGAAATTTTTATTATATTAAACAATAAATTAATAATAACAAAAACAGGAGAAAAAACATGGTTTCATTAGAAGAAATACAAGCTACTCTAACTAACATTCTAGCAGATGTTGACAAGTTTAACAACGGTAATATGTCAGCTGGAACAAGAATTAGAAAAGCAATGCAAGAAGTGAAGAATCAAGCACAAGATTTACGTAAAAATGTGCAAGAAATTAAAAATAATAAATAATTAAAAGGAGAAGAAAATGGCAATTGACCTAAACGCAATCCGAGCTAAGCTCAACAATTTACAAAGTCAAACGACTAGAACAAACAATCTTTGGAAGCCTGAACCAGGCAAAAACCAAGTAAGGATAGTACCTTATCAATTTAATAAAGACAATCCATTCATAGAAATGTATTTTCATTATGACTTAGGTAAGAAGAACTATTTATCACCAGTAACATTTGGTGAAACCGACCCAGTAGTAGAATTTTCAGAAAAACTAAAATCATCAGGTAATAGAGATGATTGGAAGTTAGGTAAGAAGATGGAACCTAAAATGAGATGCTATCTACCAGTATTGGTAAGAGGTGCAGAATCAGAAGGTGTAAAGCTATGGGGATTTGGTAAGACAGTCTATCAAGAATTATTACAATTTATAGCTGACCCAGATTATGGTGACATTACAGATGTTAACAGTGGTAGAGATGTAGTTGTAACTTTTCATCCAGCAGATGGAGCAGAAAGATTCCCTAAGACTACTATTATGGTTAAGCCTAACCAGTCACCAGCAACTGAGGACAAGAACATTGCTGAAAAGATCTTAAATGGACAACAAGACATCTTTGACATCTACAAAAAAGTAGATTATGACACAATGAAAGCTGCACTACAAACTTGGCTTGATGGAGGTTCAGAAGAAGAATCTAATACTCCACAAGTAGCTCAAGCTGCACCTGCCGGAGTTCAAAAGAAGGATGATATTGGTGATGCATTTGATGATTTATTTAATGATAAAAAGTAAGAGGTAAACATGGCTAAGAAAAACAAAAGAGATGATTTGGCAAGTATACTTGCTGACTCACTAAATAAAAAGTTTAAGGACTTTAAGGTTGCTTATTTTTTGGATGGTTCTGAAGATACACCAACAGATCTAACTGAATGGATATCAACAGGCTCTTCTGTTCTAGACCTAGCTATTGCCAATAGGCCTCACGGTGGAATACCAGTAGGTAGAATAACTGAGATAACGGGTATGGAAGCAAGTGGTAAGTCACTGCTTTCTGCCCATCTCTTGGCTAATACACAAAAGCAAGGTGGTACTGCAGTCTATATTGACACTGAAAATGCTATGAATGAAGAGTTCTTAAGAGCAATTGGTATAGATGTGTCAAAGATGTTATATGTTCAGCTGGAAACAGTTGAGGATATATTTGAGGTGATGGAAACTATTATTATAAAGGCTAGGGAATCAGATAAGGATAAACTAGTAACTATAGTTGTAGATTCAATAGCAGCTGCAACCACAAGAGTGGAACAGTCGGCAGACTATGATAAGGACGGTTGGTCTACTGGCAAGGCAATTGTTATGTCTAAGGCAATGAGAAAAATTACAAATCTTATTGGTAGGCAAAGAGTTGCATGTGTATTTACTAATCAGCTTAGGCAAAAGCTTGGAGTAATGTTTGGAGACCCTTGGACAACAAGTGGTGGAAAGGCACTACAATTCCATGCAAGTTGTAGGTTGAGGTTAAAGGCTGCAGGACAAATTAAGGCTAAGGTAAAGGGCAAAGAACAGGTTATTGGAATTAAGACTAAGTGCGTTGTTGTAAAAAACAGAATGGGACCACCATTAAGGACTGCTGAGTTTAACATATTCTTTGAATCTGGTGTAGATGACATAGGTGGATGGCTACAGGTACTAAAAGACTATAAACTAGTCACAGTGTCTGGTGCATGGTACACCTATACAGACCCAGAAACAAATGAAGAGATTAAGTTCCAGTCTAAGGACTTCGAATCAAGAGTACTAAAGGATGAGGTTAATAAAAAGAGAATCTATAAGATGATTTGCGATGCTCTTGTTATGAACTATAAAGCAGATGAATTTGGTATTGATGATATCGTAATTGGTAATGATGATGTCCCTACGGGATAAAATAAAAAAGTTATAATTTATGGATGAAAGAAGAGAAAGGTATTTTAGGATACTTGACGGTCTTAAAGAGACCACTGAGGAAACTCACAAAAATAGTAGAATTCTACTAATTGATGGATTAAATACATTCATCAGAAGCTTTGCTGTTAACCCCAGCTCAAATGATGATGGTGTACATGTAGGTGGTATGACCGGCTTCCTTCAATCTGTAGGTTATGCGGTAAGGAATATAAAGCCTACAAGAGTTATAATATGCTGGGATGGGAAGGGTGGTTCTGCCAAGCGCAGGAAGATATTCCCAGACTATAAAGCAAATAGGAGGGTTAGGACTAGGCTAACTAGGATGTCTAACTATGGTAATGTTAGTGATGAATCAATTGCAATGGGCCAACAAATAAAAAGGCTCACACAATATCTTGAAACACTACCAGTTACTGTATTAGCTACAGAAAACATAGAAGCAGATGATGCAATAGCTTACATATGTGAGCAAATATATCCAATGTCTCAGAAGTTTATAATGTCTACTGATAAAGACTATTTACAGCTTGTAAACGACAAGGTTCAGGTCTGGTCTCCTACAAAGAAGAAGTTCTACTTTGAGGAAACTATACTAGAGGAATTTCAAGTTCCTGCAAAGAACTTCTTAGAATATAGAACACTATTAGGTGACAGCTCAGACAACATTCCAGGAATTAAAGGGTGTGGTCTTAAGACTCTACAAAAGAGGTTACCAATAATCTTTGATGACAAAAAAGTAAGTGTAGATGATATTATTAAATATGCAACTGAGCACAGGGATGAAGCAAAGATCTTGGGCGACATATCAGACTCATCAGAGAAGATAGAGCTTAATTTT